GTAGTGGAAATTGGACACGTCTCCCTGCCGCTCTCGTGCAAGGATTGCTTTGCCGGATGTCTCGTTTGATCGCGCGCCAATAGATGCTGGATAGATGCCGGTTATTGCTTGCATGTCTTCGTTAGCATTAATTGCTTCTTGTAAAGCTCCTGCTGGTACTCCCGCAAAAGACTGCCGCTGCGGCCTGTCACCAGCCGTCGGATCATATTCTAGGTGCGCCCAGGATCGCGTGTTGGCGCTAGCCCACTTATCCTCGTCGCCCTTCGGGATAAAACCTTTTGGCCCAAGCCAGGGGGCTTTTGGTGCAAGGGCCACAAGTTCGGTGGCTGCACTGCGCCAATAATTCAGCATACTCTGGCTATCCTTGGCATCGCGGATCATGCTCTTAAAGTGCCGCCGCCCATCGTCCCACACTTCATCGCCCCACACGGGACAAATCGGGATTGATTGGCCGGGCCACGGGTCGGTCTCCAGAACCTCCTGCCCGTTCATAAGATACCGCGTCACCTCGAAAAAAGTTACCTCACGCTCTCGCCGCACCTGAACGCCGGAAGCGGCGAGGAACGTCTCAACCAGATCATCGTCCTTTGCATCAGCTATGTCCTGAATGCCCCCGGCCTCGAAGAATTGACGAGCCATTATGGGCAGCGCGTCCTCGCGCACGGCCTCCAGCTTTTCCTGGCCCTGCTGATCCTGGACGGCTATCTCCAGAAGTTTACGCTTGGACTCGACGCGCTTGAAATACTCCGCCACCCGGATATCGTCATTGTGAACCCATAATTCAGTATTGTCGGACCTCACGTCACCATCAAAACCGGACAACGCCGCGCCCGGATATAACTTCTCATATTCATCCTTCCCGATCATCTGAGAGATGAAAGCATAATTCCAATCAGACGCATCAAATGCTGTCGAACTAACATCCCAGTGGACAGAAAGCGCATTTGGGACGCGGTCAATTTTCGCCGCCAACTCAAACGTGTCGGCGTGAGCAAAATCTATGCTCACCCGGAAGAAGCCGAACCCGCCCGTGATGGCGTGATCGATGGCCGTGTCATAAGCTAAGTCGGCGTTGCTATTTCGCTCAACCGAACGCACCAACCCACCGATCACTTGCGCGCTCTCTTCGTCAGCGCCGCTGTCAACGGGCGCGATGCGAAGCGACGGTTTGTTCTGACGGCTTTCGTTCACAATGGCGCGGATTAATGCGGGGAGCTTATTTATAACGAGAACTGGTCGGGCCTCTTGCTCTCTGCTTTCACGGATCGCTTTCGGCCATTGATCGCCGAGCCGCGCAAACTTCACGTCCGCGATGTACGCTGCCCGAATATTCTCAGAGCCCTCGGCACTGTGTTCGAATTGCTCCAGAGCCTCACGAACAATGTCTTCGGTTACGCCGTCCCTCGCATCCGCCATTATGATCTCCTTACTGGTTTCTTAACCGCCGACGCCGCCTTCTTCGCCGCCGCCATACCTTTCGCGGTATATGCGTAGTGTTTCACCTTCCCGCTTTTCGTCCTTACTTTTGGCATCTCACCTCCTTCAAGCCATCCAAGCACTGCCGCCACCAGTAGCATAATTGAAATACATTTCCTCTGGATTTTCCTCAGTTGATGCCTTGCGGTTTACGTCGCGCAGCAGCTGCGGCATCAATTCCGTGAAGCCCCATATGGCAGCCTCAGCCCGGTCTGGGGACAATGTAGCATCACCATCCCATCCATGTGAAGTGAATAAACAAAGCTGATCCTCCAACTCTGGAAATGTTCCGACGTGGCTTATCATATTTAAATTGTAGGCGGCGCTGATAGGCTCGGCCCTGACGTGCTTCCCTCGCGTCGCCGTTACCTCAATGATGGGCAGCGCCTTCCGGATCGTCTGAAGTGTATGGCGGCACATATCGCCACCTTGATTCTTCTCTATTACTACGCCGTCGGCGTTCCATTTATCGTATAAGGCAACGGCGCGGGTGGCCCAGGCGTGCGGTGAGCCGTACAGGCTTCCGTCCTCTAGGAGGTAGCCCCGGTTGTCAGAACCTAGCGCCTGAACAGTGATGCCAGTTTCATTCGAAGAGTCCGTTTCTGTGACGGCTGGGTCCACTGCAACGAGGGTGCGCTCGCGGTCCACTCCCATCTCCGTCCGGCGATTATCGTGCAGAACTTGCCGGGTGAATATGGCCCCGGCGGCTTGCGGCTCGAACATTCCGAGCCAGATATGAGCGTATCGATCCGGGTTATATTTGTAGTCATAAAGGCGCTCCTGTTCTAACTCGGCTGGGAAAAATGGATTATCGGAATAGTTAGCCTTGATGATCAGCGCGTCATCCGGCTGCTCTATGCCTCGCAGCAATTGGTCGATGGCGTCGCCCGCTGACCGAGGATTCCAGCTAGCCCATATCTCCGACCCTGGTGCTCTAATTGTCGGACGCAGCAACTCAAGGGATCGGTGGCTCAATGTCTGGGCCTCTTCGATCCACGCTCCTGAGTAGTTTTCTAGACTTTTTACGGATGCGGCTGTGTGATCCTGCATTCCGATAAAATTTATTATACCATTACCGGGCGTCTTGATCTGGGTGGATTGCACCTCGAAAATAGCCCCTAAGCCATTCCTGTCAATGGTGTCGGCCAGCAGCCTATGCGCGCTTTCTTTCAATGACTTCTGAACCTCACGAACGCAGAGCCAGCGCAGCCCGCTTTCCTGACTAGCGCGCATGATCAACATATTTGCAAAGTTGTAGGACTTCCCAGACCCACGCCCGCCCCATATGGCTTTGTAGCGGGAGGGTGTATTCCATAGCGGCTGGAAAACCTCTGGCACATCCATGTCGCTCATTCTTGGCCCAGTATCTTGGTGCGGTCTAGAACGTCTTGATCCCATACCACGAAATTGCGGGTGCCTTCCTTGCCGCCACGGCTCATCTGGTCATAGTATTTCAGGCCGGGGATGCCCGCTTTGCGTAGGGCTTCGGAACCTTCCATTCCACCAGCGTTTAATGACGCGCTGTCAAATGGTGGTTTTCTTTTAGCCGCTGAAATAGCACGGTACAAATCTGACCCGTTAGCCTCTTTCATTCCAGAAGGTGTGGTTTTAATGCCGTAAGATTTAGCTATGTCTTGAATAGCCTTACCCTGTTCACTCAACGGCGCGTCCCAATCAAGGAACTTCGCGGCGGCATCGTCGGGGATGTCTAGTTCGTATGTCGTGCCTAGGTTCTTTTCGTAGCCCGTTCTTGCGTCAGTCCCATATTCGTCTAACCGCGCCAGGGCGCTTTGATCTCCCGCCGCCTCGGCGCGCCTCTTTGCGTAGTGAACAGTATTGTGAGGGAACTGCCCCGCATCACTGGCGCCATATTCTAGGTATTTAGAAACCTCCAAATCTACATCGTCCAAAGCCCCCCCGCGCTTTTTGCCTTGGCCCGTAGTTAAGACTAACTCATTGTACCCCGACAACGCAGAACGGTATTGGTTGGCAACGCCGGGACTTTCCGCCGCATAAAACCCATGCCCATAGGCTTGCGCGCCCTCACCCGTTCCCATCTTATCCAGCCGTGGGTGGCCTTGCGGGAACCCTTCCTCTGGCAGCCATTTATGCGGTCCACCGTGAAATGCTTTAGCCATACCCATAACAGGCGGAACGAACGGCAGCGCGCCCAGCGCGGTCATTCCATAGTTCGCCCAGTTACGAGACTTCGGATCCTTGAGATAGTGCCGAGCATCATTTGCGACCCCGGCAATGTCGCCCACCGGCCACATGGGTGAGATGGCAAGGGTGCCAGCATCGATGGGGTTATCCTTGGCCCACTGCATTGTGTTGGATATGCCGGTTGCGGCTGGCGATGTCTGATATTGGGCATCGCCACCACCAAAGCCCGACGAAAGCTGCCGAGTGAGCGTCTTTAGCTGGCGCGGGTCCATGTCCTGCGCCTGGGCGTATTTAGCAAGCTCTTGCGTTAGGCTACCCATCTTTCACTCCCACAAAGCGCACGTTGACCTCGATATTGCCATCATGCTCGACGCTGGTTGTGTCCCGCCAGCCCATCTGAGTCTTGGCCCAGAGCGAGGCCGCCGACATATTGCCCCCCATTGCAGCATTGAATATAGCCCCGCCGACTTTGGCGTTGGCTTTGACTTTAGCCGTCCGTAGTTCAGCCGTGAAATACTTCCGCAGCGTCTTGTCATCAATACCGTCCCGAACACAAAGCGCGATGCCTTCGTGTGGTATGCCGACGGCGCACATTAACTCCACCGTCCGGCGCTCATCGTCAGTCGGCTTAAATGGGGGTTTCCCATTAGGCTTTCCTGTGGCTTTACGAGGCATCGGCTAAGAGAGGGGAAAAAGTCTCCCCACTCTCCTCTAGTTTGGCCTGTTGGCCGGTGAAATTATTTACAATCCGCATGTCATGTTCCACCCCGAATATTTGCTTTCCGACTTCCAATGCTATGCGCTGCATCATAAATGGGGGGACTGACATTCCGCAGATATAACCCGGACTCATTTTTCCGAACTTATAATCATCAGGGAAAGATTGGATTCTAATCTTTTCCGCGTCCGAGAACGGTCTTGGATAGATTGGGTGTAGAATCATATTTTCACTCGTGCTTGCAAATGTCCTGCATGGTTTCAGCCAATTTTCTCGACTCCAATTCCATCTATGTTTCTTTTTATGAACCGTCGAAAACGAGTCGCCTTGCTGACATTTCTCCCATAAAGCAAAGGTGGCTTTCGTTATTTTAGTAAACTTTGTTGCGTCACAACCTAATAATGCTGTTTTTAGCGATATTTGTTTTTCCGAAAAATCAAACAATACATGTCGCTCGATATCGTTCCTGATCGCAACAAATATCGTCCTTTCCCTGCGTTGTGGTACTCCCATGACTGACGCATTAAGTAGAAAGAGCTTGGTTGTGTATCCAGCTGCCTTAAACCCAGCAAATATTTGTTTCACATACCCCCTAGCATTGCCCATTATTAGACCTTTAACATTTTCGGCAATGACTATTTTCGGCTTGAGTTTAACCGTAACGTCGATGAAATCAAAAAATAAATCATCTAGACGCTGCATCGCTTGTCCTTCGCGAAAATGATGCTCGCTGCCCCATTTCTTTTCTCGACTCCCAGATATGCTAAAACTGGAACACGGCGGTGAACCATCGAGAATATCTAGATCTAATAATTCTGGCGGTAATTCAATATTAGGAATATTCTTAAATTCCTGAACCCCCATTAAATAACTATGCTTTGGATTATGATTGATACGGTAGATCTTCATCATTTTCGGATCTATCTCAACGCCACCCAGAACATTGAATCCTGCTAATTTATAACCCATTGTAGAGCCGCCGCCACAATGAAAACATGAAAACACCTTCAACCCATTTGGCTGGATATCAGCAACATCAGTCAGATTCCACGGACCTATAATCCGATGCGGCTTATTCTTTTGCATCAAACTCAAACCCGCATTTCGGACATTGATGAGCAAATTCTGAAAAATCTTCAGCGTCAAATTCTTTAACAATAGGCAACGGCCCATCACCACCTAATATATTCTCTATATCGCCAAACCCGATCAGGCTCAGATCAAAACCCTCATCCCGCAAGTCGCCCATTTCCAGCGACAACATTTCCATATCCCAATCTGCGTTCAGCGCCAGTTTGTTGTCTGCGATGATATATGCTTTGCGTTGGTTTTCGGTTAGGTGCGACAGCTCAATAGCCGGGACCGTATCAAGGCCCAACTTGCGGGCTGCGAGTAAGCGACCATGGCCGGCAATGATACCGTTGTCACCGTCTGTCAGTATGGGGTTGGTGAATCCGAACTCCTTTATGCTGGCGGCGATCTGCGCCACCTGAGCATCGGAGTGCGTTCGTGAATTTGATGCGTATGGGACTAGGTTTGTAACGGCTATGTCTGTGATGTTCCGATCACTCATCAGGCTGCCCAGCAGAAAAGACCCGACGGCAGGCACTGAAGGTTGCGGGAGTGTGTACAGCCATTGAGCGGTGCCGCCGGGTTTCAGTGTGTTGGGGTAATCAGCCCCAACCAGGGAGATAAATCAAAGCAATGGCCGGTGGCGATTGCTCAGACCTTTACAGTACCCGAAACCATTCATTTTTGTCCACCTTTAATACCCGTACTCAGCCAACGCCATAGTCGCGGCTCTAGCAACGAGTGCATTACGCATCATTCCTCGCTTATTTCGCCAAGCAATATCGGCTTTCAATTCCGACCAACTCGGCCACCAGATATTATTGTCGCCCCATTTAGTCAAAACCTCGCGCACAATATCCGCCGGGTATTCTGATAGGCCCCTGGCATATATTTGAATGACAGCTTTCAGATCGGATTGATCCTGCTTAGCCTGTTTTGTCTTGACGTATAACACGCCGAGCAGCTCATCAAGATCGCGGGGCGGTAAAGGCTCGCAATATTTGTTGATCACCTGAATAGCCACGTCGATCTCATCCTTGGTTAGGCCGCCAATTCGGTAGCCCTGCAAATTGTACTCCTTATCGACCCTCTCGGTCACTTTGGAGATCACGGATGACGGCAGTGATGCTTGAATGGCCTTGTCCGTTTCCTTGACGGTTAGCGGTTGGGTTGATGTCAGTTGGTTCATCATTCCAGCGTTCTCCATTTAGCCACGTTGTAGCGTGAGGGATAAATTTAACGTCCTGCGCTATTGCGGAAAGCGTCATCGCCCCCGCCATCAGGTCCGCATGGGAGCTTTTCTGAACTGCTTTCAAATAGGCTTGCTTGGCTTTTGCCTTGCCGATCTTGCGCGGATATTGGGTCCAAAAATTCTCAAATTGATCAATAGTATTTTCTTTTGGTTCTGGTTCTGGTTCTGGTTCTGGTTGGCATATGCTGTTCGCTTGCTGCCGCATTGCTGGCGCATCCTTTAGTTTGTTCTTATGTTTCCAACGGGTTGCGGCTGCTCCCTGCGCCTGTTCGCGTCTTTCTTGGGCCTCGAAGTGAACACTAACGGCGCGGGGGTTGTAATAGCCATCTACGATGTCGTGTTCTATTTTGCCCCGCGCGATTAGCGTCAGCAATGCATCAGCAATGCCCGCGCATGGATCACGAAACAGGCGCGGAATTACTTCCTCGGCTATGGGCTGGCCGGTGTCCCAGTTATGCAGACAAATCTTGAAATACAATAGTTCCTGGAAGTCGGTAAGCAGCGATACGCCGCCCCGCCAATCAGATGGATAAAATTTAACATATGGTATTGATGACATAGCTTCCCCTTTCGTTGCACCCGATCTGGAAAAAATATGCGGCGGGCTGAAGGGGTGCAAAAGCCACAACGAGAGCAACCAAGTCGTTTTTTTCACCGCACAAATATATTAACATTCAATCGCCTTTTGTGTCCATATTATGACACCCTCGCGCGAATCTCTTTTGCCTCAAACCCTCGATCATCATTTTGGGCGATCCATCCCTCCACGCACGAACAACCGTGCATAATCGTAGTGTGGTCCCGGTCCCCGAACGCCCGGCCAATCTCCGGATAACTGCAATCCGTCATCTCGCGGGCTAGCCAGTAGGCGATAAAGCGCGGATGAGAATATTTGGGCGCCCGACGCTTGCTGGTCAGGGACGCTGTCGAGATATCATAATAATCTGCCACCAGCGCCTTGATCTGCCGCATCCTGCGCGGCACTTTTAAAGGTACAAGCGGCACCCATCCTATGTCTAGCCCGAGCGCGTGGGCCGTCTCGTGTTGGCCTCCGATAAAACTCATTTTATTAACTCCCATTGTTTTAAGGTTTCAGTCAGGTCTTCAATAGATCGGCACACCACATATGGATAACCGAGTGAGTAGCATAAATTCTGAAATATTTTTTGGCTCTTGGATTGTCGCCCTCCCTCAATTTTCAACTCAATATAATGTGGAACTCGGTACGCCAACATGAGTTGGATATCTGCGACGCCCGGTAGCATCCCCATTCGCTTCCGCTTGACGTGCCATGCAACACCGGCCCGCGCTTGGTTGGCACTATGGTGGAACGTGATGTTAAGGGCGCGGAGATAGTCGGCGACTTGGATGTGGAGTTGGTCCTCGGTCATGGCAAATCATCCAAACCAGCCAGCCTTTTCAATTTATCCACGCCCCAGTAAACCATCCCGTGCTGCCCCCAGTTTTCGGAAACGTGGCTTTCATTTTCCAATAAATATTCCAGGCTTTGCCCGAATAATCCCGTGGGGCATCGCGGCGGGCAACTCCACTTCAAATCAATGTCCGACGGGGTTTCGCTTTCGTGCAAGAACAAAAGCCAAACTGGGATTTTAGACGTTTTCATTACTTGTTGGTAATCGCAATAATGATGGTAGTCGATGCCGGTTTCCCAGTTGGGCGGGTTGCCGCCCCGAAACCAAGTGAAGGTGGATTTCCGCTTTGCCTCCACCCAAGTCATCTGAGGGAAAACGAGCATATCGGGCGCGGCAAAACTGTTGTCGGAGGTAAAAAATTGCGGCCCCTTCCCGGTGTTTATTTCCTTTTCATAAACGGGCATTATCGACTTACCCTTTGATTTGAGCCATGCGGCTATTTTGCCTTCACCCATTTGCCCGCGCTTTAGTGATTGTTCAAAAGTCATAGCAGCCTACCAAGCACAACACCAATCGCAGAAAACCTATCGGCGAAGGCCGGGGCATCCCCGCCAAAGTAAAAGAACGCTTGTCCCTGCGTCGG